TTTAATAGTTAATTTTACGGCTCATTGTGTTGGCTACCTAAAGCCGAAAGCTGATAACTTGACACTTTTCAGCCGAGCCCCTAATTAATTTTAGGGGTTTTTTTGTTTAAGCAAATATAATTACTATATTTGCCATGTCAAGTTATTAATAAAACAAAACATAATGGAAATATCAGAAGATTATTTAAAGAAAATTCTCGAACGTGTTGAGGAAATTGAGACTGAATTAGAATCAATGAAGCTTTTACCAAGAGAGCCTGAAGATTTTAGTTTCAATGTTAATGCATTAGGAACAGCAAGAGGTACAGTAAGGCATATAGCATATCTAATTAATACAACAATTAAACATCAAAACATTTTGAAATCATGAATGAAGTAAAAGCAGAAGAATTTGGACTAGAGAAAGTTCAATCGGATAAAATAGCAAAATCTTTAAAGCCTGTATTAGATAAAAGACAGGCAATTTTAGCAAGGTATGATGAAGTCATTAAAAAAGAAATCTCTGAGGATACAGTAAAGGAAGCCAAAGAGATTAGATTAGAATTAGTTACTAATAGAACTCAAGGGATTATGAAGTGGCATAAGGAAAACAAAGAGTTTTTTCTGAGAGGTGGTCAATTTGTTGATGCCATTAAAAGAATGGAATTAGGAACAAGTGAACAAGCTGAAAAGAATTTGCTTGATATTGAATTGCATTTTGAGAATATTGAAAAAGAAAGACTTGAGAAATTAAGCGAAAAGAGAAAAAAGGAAATTGAAAAGTTTACGAACGATCTTGACGTTGTTCCTGACAATCTCGGAGAGATGGATGAAGCCATTTGGATTAACTATTTGGAGGGGGCTAAATCCAATCACAAAACAAGATTAATAGAACAAGAGAAGATCGAAAAAGAAAAGGCTGAGCTTGAAAAGATTCGAAAGCTACACGATGAGAGAAGGGAGTATCTAATTAACAATGATTACTACAGATTTCACAATAAGGCAAATGATGCTGTTCAAGAAAACCATTTAGGAATAATGAGCGATTCATCCTATACCGATTTGATTAATGTACTTCACGAGGAAAAGGCTAATGAGGAAAAATTAAAAGAAGATCAAAGGCTAGAGAATGAGAAGCTAAGAAAAGAAGCAGCCGAGAGAGAAGATAAAGATAAGGCAGATCAGTTAAAGAGAGATGAAGAGAATTTGAAAAAGGAGGCTGAATTAAAGGCTGAGAGAGATGCAAAGCAAAGAGCTGAGGCAATCATTCAAGAAAAGGAAGACGAGAGAATAGCGGCCTTGAATAAAGAGAAAGAAGATCAGGAAAGGATGGATAGTTCAAGCGATATTATAAAAATGAAGTCTTTGAAAATCGTATTAACCTCGTCAATTGAAAATTTTAAATTCAAATCAAAAGCATCAAAGGAGAAAATAAATCAATTAGTAAATCAAATAAATCAATTATAGAAATGGAATACAGCGAAGCCGTTACAATAGCTAAAAAATGCGTTGAGCAACTAAATCCTCACTGCGAAAGAATAATAGTAGCAGGAAGTATTAGGAGAGAGAGATTGCACGTAAAAGACATTGAATTAGTTGTAATACCAAAGCCCTACGAGGTGGGATTGTTTGAAAACGGCTTTGCTTCCATTGTTAACAGTTGGGAGCATTGCAAAGGTCATTTGCCATGCAAGTATGCACAAAGGATGGTTGATGGAATAAAGATTGATATATTTATTGTTGAGTATGGGAATTGGGGAAGTCAACTAGCAATTAGAACAGGAAGTGCAGAGTTCAGCCATAAAGTATTAGGCAGGGCTTGGGTTAATAAGGGTTACAAAATGGAAGGCGGCTATTTAACATACAATGGAAAGCCTGTAGCAACGCCTAACGAAAGAGAATTTTTTAATAGGATAGGGGTTGATTATATTGATCCAAACCAAAGGAATTTAAAATGAAAGACAACTATACATTTTCCTTTATTGACTTATCAGAGCTAACAAGAAAAGACTTTAACAAGAACTTTATTGCTAGATTTTATCCTGATTCAAAAAATACTCATGACAATAGCTTGATTGGGTATGATAAACTAATGAGACTATTCATTACAAAGAATCAGAAGCAGCGAATAATTAAACAAATCATAAATTTGAAGAAGGAGAAATTAGATATTAGATTTAAAAGAGGAGTAAGACTAACAATAATACAACGGTAATCATGAGGGAAATAAGAGTTGAAAGAGTGGATTTCAATAATTCATCAAAAGATAAAATTGTGGAATTAGAATTCAATAAATGCATTCATGGATCAATAGAGATTATGAAGCACAACAAAATAAAATACATATCAACTATTATTCACGATAGCGGAATAGGGGCTGCATTGTATCTGTTAATGCAGCTCGAAGAGTTGGAGATGTATGAGGATTGCGAATATCTGCATAAGGCCATAGAGAGGGTTAAGTGGGAATCAAGGCTAACCAATCTACCTAAGAGGTTCAATGCATATATGTTTAGATTGTATGCCACTCGAATGGGAGGTGTATCGGAGTTCGATATAAATCAGGAATTAGAACAGAATGCAAAAGAGGTAAGAGCTAAAATAAACCTTTATTAATTATTTATTAAAAAACGAAAAATGAAAAACCAAAAACTAAACATTGCAATAATAATTATTCTGATAGTGTCTGTATGGCTTACAGGATGTGCAGTGAGAAAAAGTAATAAGGTAGGAGACTTTAACTTTACCAAAGAATTAAACAATTAATTTAATTTAACAACCAATATATTTAAGAGTAAATTTACAAGGCTAAAAGAACGGCTATGAAAAAGAAAAAGAAAATAAGGAAAATCACTCAAAGGGAGCTGAAGTGGGCTTTAGTGTATGTAAAGACAGGAAACAAATCAGAGGCTTACAGACAAGCTTATTCAAGTGAAAATATGAAGCCTGAGACGTTACAACGTAATACAGTAGCGGTCAGTAATAGGGAACAAGTAATTAACAAGGTTGAGGAACTGAGGCTAACAGCGGCTAATAAAACGATAGTTACATTGGAGGGAGTGTTGAATCGTGTTCATGAAATATCTTTACAGAATAGGAACGATAGAGCCCAGGCGAATAATATACTAATGAAGCATTTAGGCGGCTATGAGGTCCATAACCGACAAAAGGTTGTTGATGATAAGATTGATTTAAGCAGGCTTACTAGGGATGAATTAGCAACTTTGGTTGAGCTCCAAGTTAAAGCAAGAAGGAAAGACTAGAATAAAGTTGGCTCCACCCCGTGCAACTTTGTAACTTTGTGACTTAAAATCAATCACTTACAAAAATAGAAAAAGAATGATAATTGATGAATTTCATACCAATGTGGAACTCTATAAATTGGGGATGTTTAGTTCTATTCAATTTTATGACGCTTATCAAGATTCGATATTCAAATTTCATCCAAAACAAATAGAGGCTTTAGAGAAGCTTAACGACAATCAAACTATATCAATAGGATATGGAGGAGCTGCAAGGGGAGGAAAGTCTGCATTGATAGCATTAGCAGCATTGTTTGAGTGTTACGCATTTCCGCAAAGCAGGCAATTGATGGGCCGAAAGGATTTAACACAATTCAATTCAACCACCTTTAAAACTCTTATGAGGGCTTTAGATAATTTTGGCTTCACTAAAGGAACCGACTACAATCACAATAAGCAAAGCAATGAGATAAATTTTTATGAGCCAAATAGCGAGATAGTAATTAAGAATTTACAGCTACGTCCAAGCGATAAAGATGCGACAGCTTTTGGCTCATTAGAGATTTCAAATGCATTCATCGATCAATCTGAAAACATTGAATTAAAGATAATTGAAAAGATAATTGAGCGAGTTGGATCTTATGGTACAATCAAGCATGGAAATATGGGAAAGGTTATGGAAGTGTTTAATCCCTTAAAAACTCACGTTCATAAGAGGTTTTGGATGCCATTTAAGAAAGGAACTGAATCAAAGGAGAGCGTATTTATAAGAGCTTTACCTTCAGATAATCCTAGTCCTGAAGCAAAGAGATGGATTGAAGAGAAAGAATTAGCCTATCAAGCCGGGTTGATGCGAGAGGTTGAGTATCAAAAGCAAGTAAAGGGAGACTTTGATTATGACGACGATGCAAATACTTTGATTTCTTACGATGCAATCATGGACTATTTCAATGGTCAACACATAAAGCAAACCGGAGAAAGATTTTTAACCATTGATCCTGCAAGATTAGGCAAGGATAATTCTGTATTCAGAGTATGGGATGGGTGGGTATGTATTGCAAGATTTGTAATGGAGATAAGCAAAGTTTATCAAGTAGTTGAGAAAGCAAAGAGGATTCAAGAAAAGTATGGAATAACAAACTCAAAAACGGTAGTTGATTCTGATGGAGTCGGAGGGGGAGTAGAGGATTATCTAGGTTGTCTAGGTTTTGTTAATAATTCAAGACCGGTAAACGGAGAGGAATTTAAGAATTTAAAGAGCCAATGCTATATCAAGATGGCTGATAAGATTCAAAAAAGGCAAGTAGTTGAGCTTTGCACTAAATCAGACGTTATTGAAATCACAACTGAGGAGATGCAAATGGTTAAGATGAAGGACCTCGACTCAGAGGGCAAGCAGGAAGTAATAAGAAAGAAAGACGTTAAGAATGCCATTGGACGTTCTCCAGATGAATGGGATTCGATAATGTTACGTTATTACTTTGAATTGCATGAAGAGATTTATTTTTCTTAGATAGCTGTAAATGCAAACATAATTAGTATATTTGCCACGTCAAGTTATTTAAGAAACCAAAATTAGCACAATGAGAACAATAAAATCAAGCATATTAAAGGCTCTATTGAGCAGATTCTATTTGATAGAAGAACTTTATACTGAGATAGATTGGGATATAGTAGATAGTATCTTCATTCCATCAGAGGATAAAATGGTAGAGGCCGTGCCTGAAGCAAGAGAATTGGCCATAAAATATTCAATAAGAATAATTAACAGAAAGTTAATAGATTATGAGATTAGCATCATTGATGAAAATGGAAAATTGAAATTAACTAAGACACAACAATTATTAGTTGACGCTGAAATTGAACAAGAGATTAATTTTATGTTAAAATGAAACACGGCTCATTATTTAGCGGAATAGGTGGATTTGATTTAGCAGCCCAATGGATGGGATGGGAAAATGTATTTCACTGCGAATGGAATGAGTTTGGACAAAACGTATTAAAATATTACTGGCCTAAAGCAATAAGTTATGAAGACATCACAAAAACAGATTTCACTATTCACAGAGGACGAATTGACATCCTCACCGGAGGA